GCCATTATGGGCAGTCATCCTGAAACTGAAGGTTATTTCACAACATCTCATGGTGGATTTGAGTATGCAAAAAATCCTCCTGAGTTACCTGAGTGGCTATATAAAGAAATTGCAAAAGCATATCCCACTACAAAATATAGAAAAACACCTAGACAAGGAATAGTAACTCAACAGATAAATCTTAATTATGAAGATGGTTCTGAGTTCCAACTAGAAGAATTACTCACAGAAGCAAAACTATATCTAGACCATTTGAATGAAGATCGTGCCATTGATTACGAAGAATGGATTACTGTTGGAGCAGCTTTACATCAAATCGATGATGCCTTATTAAAGGAATGGGTAGATTGGTCATCACAAGCTCCGAATTTTCAAGAGGGAGTCTGTGAACAAAAATGGAGCACATTTGAACGTCAAGAAGGTGGTCCAGCTCCAGAAAACGGAGCAGGTATCCATACTTTACGAGCTAAAGCAAAAGAAGATGGCTATATAGAACTAGGGGGTTTTGTTGTTGAATCCGCCGAAGCACTAGCAGAAAAGGCAAAAAAATTGTTTAAAAACGATAAAACTGAATACAACGAAAAAACTATAAATAGTGCTTTAAAAGCAATAATGGGAGCACCTACTAAAAAAGAACAAGAAGAAATAAAAGAGAAAGTAAAAGGAAGGAGTCGTCCAAAAACACCACCAGCTTCTGAACTTGCAGAATTTGTTACCCAGATGGTAATTGAATGTGGATGGAGATATGACCCTAAATTTGATACCTTTATGTTCTATCAAAGTAGTAAAGGTACATGGAGAAGAGAAGAATATCGTCATGAATATAGACACTTCGTACAAGACCTCTTTTTAAGGGAAAATATTCCTACCCCAGGTGGTTTTACATCTCATTTAATTTCTGACGTAGTAAACCTAACTCAGGCTTATATCACTCACACCTATTGGGATGATGATCCTGATCGTCTAGCTTTTCATAACGGAGTACTCGAAATGAGTACAGGAGAATTTTTAGATCATGATCCTGAACATTATTTAACTTGGGGACTTGACTTTGACTATGACCCTAATGCAGATCCTGGACCAATTATTCAATGGCTAAGAAGAACTCAATATGGAGATGAAGATAGAGTTCAAGTACTACGAGCATGGCTAAAAGCTTGCTTAGTTGGACAAGGCCATGAACTACAGAGATTCCTTGAAGTCATTGGACCTGGAGGACGTGGTAAATCTACTTTTGCAAACCTTTGTTGTGCTCTAGTTGGTAACGGGAACTATGCAAGTACTACCCTTAATCAGCTCGAACAAAGCCGTTTTGAGATCGCATCGATAAAAGGTAAGCGACTCACTCTTATCAACGACTCAGAGCGTTACGGAGGCTCTGCACAGATCTTTAAAGCTCTTACTGGAGGAGATAATTTACGCTTTGAAGAAAAAAATAAAAATGTAGGTGAGCCATTTGTTTACATCGGTATGGTCATGGTTTGCGCCAATGAGCCGATTCAGACAACTGACAACACTTCGGGTCTTACTAGACGTCGCTTAACCGTGGAGTTTAACCGCCCATTATGGGATAAAAATTCTGAGGCGAAAGAGATGATAAAAATGGAGAATGGAGTTGTAAAGGGCTTATGGAAGGATTATTTACCTGGTTTAGTTAACTGGGTTCTTAAAATGAGTACTAAAGAAATGAGAGAATATCTACTTGATACGTATGAAAAAGTACCTTCACTAAAGAAAGTTAGAAATGAAATTCTTTTAAACAGTAACAACCTTGTCGAATGGCTACAGTCAGAAGTCGTACATGATCCCGACGCTGTTGCATCTGTAGGAAAAAAAATCCCTGCAGCAAAAGATGCAAAAGAAAGATATTGCAATAGTAACTTCCATCTCTATGCTAGTTACTGCTCATATTGCGAAGACACAGGATCAAAACCAGTGGGTCAAAAACGTTTTATATCTTTGCTTCTTGATTGTTGTAAAAACCAGTTAGCTCTTAAAAATATTTACCATTTCACAAAGAAAGGACGACCTTTTATAAAAGGACTAGTCGTACGGAATTCCGACCAAAAACACACTTCCTCCCCTACCATACTGCCAGAAAATAAATTGGCATAGGCAAAACCCTTGCAGTATCTAGGTTTTTGGGTGTTAGTCTATCTAGGTAATTACTCTTATTCCTTTATATAAGGAAATTCTATGATTAAAACTCTTATTGCTCTTGCAGCAACAACTGCCTCTGTAGCTGCTCCTGCTGCTTTTGCTGGAACTTATGTAAATGTTGAAGCTAACTCAGGTTTCACAGGTACTGACTACGAAGGAACTGTAACTGATCTCCATATTGGTTATGAAGGCGGCAACGACACTTATGGTTTCTATGTACAAGGTGGTCCTTCAATTATCGCTCCTGAAGGTGAAGACGGCGAAACACGTTTATCTGGAAAGATTGGCGGTGACATTTCTGCAACTGAAAAACTTGGTGTTTATGGCGAGTTTTCACTATTGTCACAGGAAGATGACAACCTTTATGGAACAAAAATCGGAGCTAAATACAAGTTCTGATCTACGTTATTACAATTGCTAATCATTTATATTAGCTTTTGTAAAGTAGTGTTAAGTTCGGTTACAAAGTGTAAATATGTATAAAATATGAAGAGACAAGCCTCACCTCGGTGGGGTTTCTTCATACCTTTTTCATACTCATGACTACTAAGGAAACTGCTGTAAATCAGCAACTCTCTGAAAATGCTGAATTAACTAATGGTCGGTTGGCCATGATTGGAATCGTTGCTGCTCTAGGAGCTTATGTGACAACTGGAAACATTATTCCTGGTATTTTTTAATGACGTCTTCTCACATCATTACAGAATATGGTAAGCAAAACATTTTTGCTAAAGAAACTCAACCACGTTTAGTTGAGAACTATACTAATCATTTTGAAGAAGCTGAAAAGGCTAACGGACGCTGGGCAATGCTCGGCTTCGTTGCACTATTAGGTGCTTACATCACAACAGGTCAAATTATTCCAGGAGTTTTCTAATGTCTACTAATTCTTTAATCTGGCAAAAGGCCAATGGACGCTTTGCTATGCTTGCTTTCTGGGCTATTATTGGAGTATACACACACTCTAAATATTTCTCATAATGCCTTTAATTAATTTTTTAAATATTTTTGAATAATAGAAATCTGATCTTCCCATCTAGCGATTTTATCTAATTCTTCCTGTATTGCTCCAGTGATATCGGAATGCTCCCCAATACCTGCGGGATTGTTTAAATAAATTTCGACATTTGCAAGATGTATTTGAATCTCCCCATTAGCGTGAGCTAATAGAGATTGAATGATTTTGTCTCTAAGATTGACCATTTACTATTTAAGCTTTCTTCCATTATGCCCATGTGCGATCCCTAATTCATGCATTTTTGCATGTTCATCAATAGCATCTTTTAAATCCTCTCCTCCAGAACCAAATGTTAAGTAGATTCCATAACCTACTAAGAAGAATAATAAGCCTAAAATAATAACTACTAATTGTCCTTGAGGTGGAAGACCTTCGTAATGGCCATGAGGTATTAAAGGTTTTTCCCACGTAGCAGGGTGGAAATATAAAGGAGGATTAGAAAGAAAACAATAAATCATTCTTAGTGAACACCTTCACCCATACTATAGATAGTTATAGCTTCTGAACCACTACTTATATTTGTAACTCGACCTATAAATTGACGAGTTTTAGCAGCAGCAACAGTATTTGTATTATCACTATCTAAAGTTACACCTGTTCCTCCCACAAGGGTCAATGCATGAGTAGAAGCAGCCTGATTACGGAGAATTATTGAAAAAGATGTACCTACTTTTGCTGTAACTAATTCAGCAACAATTTGAGCAGCAGTTGCAGTCGTAACATTTCGTGCAGCTGTAGGTGTCATCGTTATTAAGCTATTAATCGAATTAGCAGCAGATAAAGTCGTTGCTGCATCTGAAGCAGCATTCACTACTAAACCCGATGTAAGCCTAGCTGGAAAAAGAAAATCCCCACTACCAGCAATTTTAGTGGTTGTTACTGACGCATCAGGGATAGCAGCTTGATCAATTGTGTCCCCCTGCATCATGATCCAACAAGAAAGTCCAGCAGCTGGTGCAGTAGTAAAGGTTATCTGATTACCCGCAGTCGTAAAGTCTGTATTTGGCTTCTGCATCACACCACCAAGACTCACAAAAAGTTGATAGGGTGTTGCAGTAGATGTGGCAACTGAAGAAACTGTTAAATTGAAAGTTGTGGTACTTCCGTTAAAGCTACTAGATATATCATCGAAGAGTTTATTCTCTCCTCGTGCCAGCTGTCTTCCAATGTAAGCCATTTAGTTATACAACTACAAATTATTTTTTCTATTCTAAAGTGGCTAATCTATAGAGTTTTAGTTATAGCCTATCAAAAATTAATAGTAGTTGAAATTAATTACAATGCGTCTACTAGAAGGATCACCTTCATGTAAAACTGCAGCATGTTCATGATGTGCGTCAAACTTAACTAGACGGTTTTGTTTACATTCAACTTCTTGCTCAGGATCTTTAAAAACTGTTGGTCCGTTTGTATCTGACAAGTAGAAGATAGCTGTTTTTCTATGTGTTAAATCCTGATCACCATCTATATGAAATCTAGTTTGGACTTTTTCAGTTCTTCCAAAAGTCGTATTAGCTTTTATCTTTATAGGAGCTATTATATTTAATTTTATATAAAGAGAACTTAGTAATTTCAGCCAATTACTATGGGCACCAACATCTCTATAAAAACAGTGAGTCAATTGCATTAGGCCATCATCTTGATTTACTTTTCCAGTGTTGTAATACCACGGTAACTGTGCTGAATGCATACACTCGTAAATCTCTTTATATTCGTTATCTGTTAAAAAATCATCAATTACTTCTATCGTCATATAAAAATCAACTAGGTTTTGTAGGCCATGTAACACTAGGGACGGCTTCATTAAAAGTACTTTGTTTTGTAATATCTCTCAATTGTTGACGGTAGGTCTTGTACTTATTTACCATATCTTCCGACAAGGGCGCATCGGGTAGGACTGTCCAATCACATTGTTCTAGTTCCATTACACGTTCACTTCTTATGTTATTTTGTTCATCTGCTTTCTCTTGATCAATATCTTCTTGAGGTTTATCTTTTGTTTCCCACTTTAATGTCCATGTTCCACTTACTAACTCAGGTGTGCTTTTTTTAATTATTATTTGAGTAACTGAGTTATACGTTGGTTTGCTGTCTGTTACAACTTCATACGTTCCAAAAGAATTTAAAACAGTAGAATCTAATACTTTTGGAAAAGAGACGTTAGGGTTATCTTGTTTTAGATCAGTGATTGAGTAAGGGTACTTTTCAACTGATCCGTCTTTGATTTTTGCGTACATAGTTTTTAAGTAAATTCAAATACAGCTAATCTATTAGCAATATAATTTGGATTATGTCCTTCATCTGTATCAGGGTCGATGAAATGTGCGGCATCATCAGCGATGACATTGCCATCTAAAGTTATTTTACATCTAGGTACCCAAGAATATTGGCCACTCATATAAAAATGGATTTTTTTAATTACTTTTGCAGAAGCAAACTTAAATAAAAACTCAGCATTAAAAGTAGTATCATGATGATTTTCACCAGTTAAAAACTGATCCTCATCACTTTGGATTCTTTGGGTAGAGTTAAGATGGTTTGCACTGTTCATATTAACAGATATATCGCTATCATAATCAGTATCAAGTATTCGCTCCCAGTTAAGCTTTGTCATGTGGCTGTAAGTACTCCAATTAACTGTAGTTTCTCCAGCGGATAGATCATCAAAATCTGCCATCCGAGCAATTCCATTGATTGGTGGATTTACCTCATATAAAAACGTCTGTTGACCTTGATTTAGATGGCTTATTTTAACAGGCATACCATCGTAACCAGTCCCATTATCGCTAGAAGCTACTAAATTAGTCCCTGTATCGTCGAAGATTTCAAGCCCCTTAAATCGAATCTGGCAAGTATTCATGACATGATCATAAACAGCAGGACACATCCATTTGATACTTAATTCGGTACCAGCAGTAGCAGTAGGAAATACACCTTGTGCATTGCTAGGGAATGATCGATTATCTCCCCAAATTATTCGAACACCACCTGGAGCGCCATTAGATGAATAACTATTAGATGTATTACCACCACCGCCGCCACCGTACATGCCTCTAAAATGTCCAGTGTAATTCCACCAGTAACCATAACCACCTCCAGCACCAGGTTGATGAGGTGAGTCTAAGGTAGTTTCATTGTTACCTGTTAAGCCAATACCACTACCATGTCTTCCAGTGGTGTTTCCAGCTGAGCCTATATTTCCATTGTCATCAGCGGTATATCCTCCAGCGCCACCACCGTGACCGCCGTTATCATTAGAAAAGCCACCTGCAGTACCATTAACACCAGTACCTACATTAGTACCTGAGCCATTACCACCTTCTGCAAAGACAAGAGATGTACTACCTCTTTTTAACCAACTAGGTCCACCTTTTCCACTATGAGCTGTATCTGCCTGAGCTCCATCTCCTTCCCAACCAATAGCAGCACCGAGTTGTAAGGTCTCACCAGGTGTAACTGCGATATCATTAACATATCTCAAATCTCCACCATCACCTCCTTCTGGAGAATTTGCACTTGTGTCTTTTTCTCCAGGTTCACCACCGCCTACGCATACGGCACAAATGGAGGTGACATCATCTGGTACGGTCCAATCATAAGTAACTGTTGTAGCAGCCGAATCACTGTAATATCCTTGCAACATAAACTGACCTGATGGAGAATCCCCACCAGCGCCAGCGGCACCCATTAAGTTTTTATGTGTATTTGGGTCCATAATTAATTCACATAATCAACTAAGGCTGCACCTCTATACCTACTACCACCGTCGTCAGTAACAAACATAAATAAATGTGTTTTACCAGCGGTTAAGGTTGGCGCAGAATCTCCATTCCATTTTACCTCAGAAGGCCATGTGACGGTACCACTTGAGTGTGTTAATTCCAAAGTGAAGGCTGAAACAGTACCAGATGCAGCTGGGTTACTAAATGTAAAAGTACTATTTGCATTAATAGTTTTAGTGAAATAGTTACCAGTACTTAAATCTATATCTAAAGCACTAACAGCTTCTGATACTTGCTCATAAGCCCCATCAATTGTTATCCCGTCTATTACTGCTGTACCTGTAACGTCAATGCCAGTTGAGGTGGTTTGTAATTTAATACTATTGTCATAGTACAAACGTACTTCAGATTGATATACCATGATGTCGGTTTCCCAAGCACCATCGGCATAATTCGAAATATAGAAATCACCGTTGGTATCTACAAGAAGTCGGCGTTTATCAGCATTATCATCTCCTTCATCAGCATATAGGTTTATAAGAGCATTTCCACCTTCTGGCCCTTGAACAGTTATTCCGTTTGACTCAGTGAGAAAAGTTTTAACATTATCGTGATATAACTCTACATTTCCACTACGATTACATACAATATTCGTATCCCAAGCACCTGAGTCTTTATTGCTTATAAAGAAATAACCATTATCGGTTGCACCTACTTTCCATTTATCAGCATTATCATCAGCTTCGTCAGGTTGAATATCAATTTGTGCTATTCCAGCTTCTGCACCAATTACTTTAATGCCAAGGGAGTGGGTTTCAAAATGTTTAACGCTATCGTAATATAACTCTACGCCTCCGTCAGGGTTAGCAAGTATTGAATTTTCACCTGAATGTGCTTGTAAAACAATCGTCTTACTAGCATCTGTTGGCCCTCTTAGATATAAATGGCCAACAGTAGAATCAATATAATTATCTGTTCCATTGTTATAAACCTGTAACGCTGATGATGCTCCAAAAGCAGCTATAGCCTGAGCTGCAAATTCAAGAGCGTTATCTGACTTATCCCAAACACAATTAACTGACGCCCCAGAAAATGTAACGTCTCCCGTAAAAGTACCACCTGCGAGAGGCATTTTGGTGCTATCAGTTGAACTATCAGCTACCCACCCAAGGTTCCCAGAACCATCTGTTTTAAGGAGATAATTTGCAGTCCCATCAGCCGCTGGTAAAGTCCATACAAGACTACTAGAAACAGTAGATGGAGCTTTGAAGCCTACATAATGTGTAGAATCAGCGTCACCGAGACGTATATCACCTTGATGCCGTGTTTGTAATAATTCAGCTTTAGTCTGTGTCATCTACTCTTCTAAACTTTGCGCTTTATATATAATTTTA